CCCAGGCAACATCCTGCACCCACATCGGCTCGCCGATGGCCAATCGGTCCAAACAGTCGAGCAGACACGTCTGGCCAGGCCCGTGGAGGTCGTCGCGCCACGTCCTGACGCTGGCCTCGACAAACTCTTTGTTGACGTCGTTGAGGATGGCGTCGGCGATGTCCTGGGCGTTCAAGCCGCCCCATCCCGCGGGCGCGCCGTCCTCGTCGTTGCCGTCCTCGATCAGGTCGCTCGAGAACTCGTCCGGATGCCGCAGATCGGGATCGGTCGCGTCGCCCTGGAAGTCGTTGGCGCCGAGCGCCAGACCGAGCATCGGACCGGCGCCGTCGCCGTAGTCGTGGCCGACCACGCGCGCGGCGTTCCTGGTCTGCTCGGTATTCCTCGAGGCCGTCGACCCATCCAGCACGTCCTCGGGCAGCAATGAGAAGTCCTCGGGATTGCTCGAGGGATGGCCGATCATCTGCACGCGATAGATCGTGCCGTCGTGCGTCTGGTACGTCCGGAACAGCGTGGCCTGATCGATCTGCTGGATATACGACCAGGCCGACGTGCCGGGCTTCCAGTTGAACGCCTCGGGCGCCGCCAGCCCGAGCGTGACACCCGTGCCGCCGATATTGACAGCCGTGTACGCGACGTTTGGCACATGGTCGAGTGCCCACTGCACGATGGCCTGGTCGGTGGCACCGCCGGGGAAGACCTCGTCGAACCAGATCTCCTCGTGCGGCGCCCACTCGGCGGCATAGGCGAGCGTGCCCATCGCCAGCATCTCGATCGACTTGGGAAAGGACGTCGGTCGGAAGCGGCGCACCTTCCCCACGAAGCGCGTCTCCACATTCGATGTCCCTGCCACGATGCTGATGTCGTCCTCTTCGTTGCCGACTAGCGGCTTGGCAGTCACGAACACGCTGCACTGTGGCCAGCCGCGGTCAGCGGACACCTGGCCGCGGGCGCCGATGACGTCGGTGAGCAGGTTGCCGCCGAAGGTGACCTCGAGCACGCCGCCGCGGACCATCGCTACCGTCATACGACGGCGTCCGTGAGCAGGAATGTCGCTGAGCCGATGCTCTGATCGTTGGGCAAATACTGAGTGCGCTCGCACGCCGTCATCACGGCCCACCAGGATCCGAGGTTGGGAATGACCAGCGTGCCCTGGCCGGCGCCGCGCAGCACGTCGAGCACCACGGTGTCGCCGCCGATCGGACTGTGGATCGCGTAGGTGGTCGTCAGCAGGCCATAGAGCGCCTGCCACTCGGCGTCACTGGCGAAGTAGGTGCCGACCGTGAGCTGCGGCAGATCGTCCTGGCTGGATTGTCGGGCACCGTTGATGGTGGCCCTGAACGTCGCCGTGGTGGTGACGACCGTAAACGTGGCCACGCTATCGCCTCACGCCCGAGAGTTTGACCACGGTCGGACCCTGTGCCTGCTTCTCGGCCTCGACCAGTTGCTTGAACACCTGGGTCTGGAAATCCTCGGCGCTGAGATTGATGGTCAGCTCGATCGCCTGGACTTGCTGCGCGGCGATCTGTCCGAGCAGTTGATTGGTGGTTTGCTGCTGGGTGATCTGCTCGAGCTGACGCTGGGTGCTGATCTCAAACAGTTGTTGCTCCATCCCAAAGCGCTCGGCCGCACGGCCCGCCAACGTCACCCCGCGGCCAGCCTCGAGGGCGGCGAGCTCGGCACCTGGCAGAGCGCGCCCAAGCCCGCGCAATTCTCTACGCGCGGCGATGCGCTGCTCGGCACTCACGTTGCGGTTCTGGCTGATGAGCTGGGCGCGTTGCTGAGCGAAGCGCATATCCTCGAGCGCTTCCTGCGCGGGCAAGGCTGCCTGCCTGGCGCGAATCTGCTGCTCCGTGATCTGCCGCTGGCGTTCGGCCATCTCGCGCTGCGCCGGCAGCATCTCTAAGCGGATGCGCGCCTCCTCGGCGGCAAGATCGACGGCTTGCTGCTGGAGCCGCGTCTGCTCATCCATCGCGGCCGTTGCATCGCGGACCGCGGCGTTGACCTGATCCTCGAGTGCGATCTGCCTGAGGAGCCGCCGATCATCCGCTCGAGCACTGGCTGCCCGTTCCGTAGCGGACGCGCCGGCAGCCGAGAACACCTCCGTCTGAAGCTTCAAGACTTCTTTCAGACCACGTTGCAAAGCTTGGGTGCCCGATTCACCAGGCTGTGCGCCAACCGCGGCGCTGAACGGCACCGGCGCAACCTCCCCCGGCCCGATTTGCGGCAGACCTTTTTCGATCGCTGCCGCACGTTCGCGCAATTCCTGCGCGGTCGGCACCTTCCCCCATTGTTCGACCCACTTACGCAGCTCATCCGTCGCCCATGTCTGCGCCTTGGCTACTTCCGTAAGCGCCGGCGCCAGCAACGTCCCAAGCGCACGGCTGAAGTTTTCGGACGAGATTGTCGCCTTCTTTTGTGCGCCCTCGAGCGAGTTCGCGCCCTGTGCGGCGATACCTGCGAATTGCGCGGATTGCCGCAGCAGCTCGTTGAGCCGAACCTGCGCCTTTTCCTGGTCGGTCATTCGCTCAAACGTGTTCTTGAGCGAGCCATTCAGGGCCTGGTTTTTCAGGAACGTGTCGTTGAGCGTGAGCCCGAGGTACTCGGACGCCTCGGCCTCACCACGGATGGCCGACTGGACCCGTTCGAACGCTTCGGCGACGCCGATGCCGCGAATGCTGGCCAGGTCGGCACTGGCCTTAATGAGCGCGCGGGTCTGCTCGGTGCTCAGCTTGTAGTTCTGCGATAGCGTTCTGGCACTGAGTGCCGCCTCGAGGAAGGCATCGCGGCTCTGGCCCGTGCTCGCGCTCATCTGGTCGGCGAAGAGTTGCCAACTGCCCGCCATCTGGCCATAGGCAGCCGATACGCCGCGCGACAGACGCTCGGATCGCACAAATGCCTGACCGGCAGCGTTGAGAATTTCGGGGATCTGCGCGATGGCCTGGGTGAAGATCTCCGCCGCCGAGGTGGCGATGCCGAATGCAGCCCCAGCCCGAAGCGCGAAGCGGCCGATATCGCCCATCTGGCTCGAGGTGCGCTGAACACCCTTGAGCGCCTGCTCGGTCTGCTTGGCGCCGGTGGTATCGGCGACGGTCCGCAAGTAGATGCGCAGTTCTTCGGTGTTCATCGAATCTTCACCCCGGCCTGCGCCGATCTTGACCTGGGCGCGTTATGAAGCGGCGACATGGAATTCCTGGTCTTGTGGGTCATCATGGCTGCCGTGTGCGGCATGATCGCCAATTCAAAACGGCTCAGCTTCGCGAAGTACTTCGTTATGGGAATGTTGTTCTGGCCAGTTGGACTCGTCGCCGCCATTCTGGCAAAGCCCAATGAGGGCGAAGAGATCGCACGCGGCCACCGGGTGCGCTGCCCGCACTGTGCCGAGCTGATCCGCCCCGAGGCGATCGTGTGTCGATACTGCACGCAGTCGCTCGCCGCCTCAACCCGATTGGAAGTTGCGGGCGTCGTCATTCGCGAATGACTCGTCGTCATCGACGTACACCACGTCGTCGCCGGCGCCCATGCCCTGGAAGGCGCGCGACACCTCGCCCTCGACGATAAGAATCTCGAGCAACAGATCACGCTCTTGGGCGTCCGCGTGCCAGTACGCGAATGGTGTTCCGCCGAACCTGTCCGCCAGAAGGACCGCCAGATACTGGTTGGGAACACGCGCACCTACTCGTCTGTCCGCGGGGCGGCGGCGATCGCTGAGCCAATCACGGAGTTGTCGTCGGGTACTTTTGGGAGACCGGCACGGACTCGGAATTCCTCGATGTAGCGCCGGAAGATGAAACCCAGGACGTGGACCGGCAGATCGAGCTCAGCCTCCGATGCGCACTCGGACGGGAGGGGGAACGGCCGCCCATCCTCGTCGGCGAAATTCCAAGACTGCACGAGTTTGCCGAATGCCGCCCAGAACCTCGTTTCATCGACGCTCACGAAATCGTCGTGGACCGAGACACGCGGGTTGATGCGCATGCTCACCACCCAGCCGGGATAGCCGATCTCGTCCAGGCTGATGTCGACGGTATTGACGCGCAACGGGACCGTGCCGTTCCGCATCGCCTCGAGCACGGCCATGCCGCTAGAGCTGGTTGACCATATTGCCGCGCGACGTCCAGTTGCCCGTGATCGTCACGGCGGCATCGACGGCGGTGCTCAGGCTGTAGTTCACCCACGCCGGCCCACCGAAGTATCGACTCATCGCGAAGCGGCTCGGGTAGACCGCGATGTTGGTGCCGTCTGGACTGTTGGCCGCGTCGCGCATGGTCGTATCGTCCGTCGCCCAGAAGCCCTCGAACGTGCCCGTAGAAGCTGGGAAACCCTGCACGGCAGTCGCGTTGGTCGCGCCGAACTCGGTGGTGTCGATGAAGTTGCGCGAGTTATCCAGCGTAAAGGCACGGAACCCGCCAGCCAGGACGGGCGCACCCGTGCCCGTCGCGGACATGTAGATCAGCCCATTGGCACCGCTGTACTTCACCGCCACGCATGAACTCCTTTATAATAGCAGGCGTGTCTGCCTGTGAATGCGGGTGCGGCGAAGAATGCCGCCCAGGAAAACGTCTTATCCGAGGTCACTTCGGACGAACGCCCGAAGGCAAGGCGATGTATGCAGCACGCCGTCAGCGCCTTGAACCCAAGAACCCAACCGGGTTGTGTATGTGTGGATGCGGGACGACCACCGCGACTGTCACCAGGCGTAAGGCATCGCGTGGCTATCAGGAAGGCGACCACCTGGCGTATCTGCCTGGTCATCACATGCAGGGCACGCGTGTTGGCTGGAAAGGTGGCCGGTACATCAGCCAGGGCGGCTACGTCATGGTGTATGTCGAACCCAATCGGTACATGGCCGAGCATCGCCTGGTCATGGAGCAGATCCTTGGACGACCGCTCGCTCGGAATGAACACGTTCATCACATCAATGGCATCAAGCATGACAACCGACCCGAGAACCTCGTCGTACTGACACATTCCGAGCATCTGACGCTGCATGGCGCCACCGGAATCAAGCGCTTCTACGTTGAGCATCCTGAAGCGCGATCAGCGAACGGGCGCGCAGCGGCACAAAAGAATACGGAGTCGATGTCTGAGCGTGGGAAGAAGGGCGCTGCTTCCCGGTGGAACAAATCCAGCTAATTTGACAGCCATCGATCAGGCTCCCTTCGCCCAGGACCGATCCTCGGCATCGGCGAGGTCGGCCAATACTTGGGCCGCGCGTGCGGCGAACGTGTGCGGCAGTATCCGCTGCCGAGCCTGACGCGCGGCGTAGCGTCGGGCAGGGCTGTCGTTGAGATAGGCCCGCAGCAGGTCCTCGAGACCGCCAGGGCTAAACGTGGGCACGGCATCGCCGAATGTCTCGGCGACCTCCGCGCGATAGTCGCTGACCTGAAACACGCTGCAGGCGGCGAGCTCGTAGGCCCGCGGGTTCATGCTCTCGGCGCCCTGGATGTGCTCGACGCGGCGGCCATAGGTGGTGCTCGAGCGGTACAGGTTCAGCCCGATCTTTGACCGCGCGTAGAGTTTGGCCGCGCTGTCATTGGTGACCGGCCCACCCCGCACAAATTTTCTCAATGGCGACCGTGACCCGAGAAGGCCCCAGTTGCCATACAGGCCGAGGTTGATCCCTGACCAGTCGACCGACTTGAGCATGTCGATGCGCTCCTGCCAGCCGGTGCCGACGAACACGACATCATGCGCTGGCACCTCGAGGTCGATCGGCAGGCCTGGACCGTGCAGATCGGGATCGTAGGCGTGCCGCAGGTAGCGCGCGCGTAGACGCTCTACAGACGTCCGCTCGGTGGTCCAGCACACATCGGCTATCTGTGCCAGGGTGGCCTGCTTGTCGTCCTCGTAGGGGCTTTCTGTGAGCACTACGGCGGTGCGTAGCCGGGCGCGGCGCATCAGCTCGAGCACGTCGGGATGAAAGAACATGCCCGAGATGACCAGCACCCAGTCGACATCGAAACGGAGTGCCATTTCGAAGGCTTCGATGCTGCCGCGGTAGATCGCGTCGGGCCAGGTCGGCCGATCCTCTGCCACCTTCCCTCGAGCACGCCACAATTTATGCAGCCACGAGCGCGCGAGGTCGATCCGCGACTCGAGCGAGTAATAAAAGACGTCCTCACCCGCCGCGGTGAGCGCCCTGAGCAACCCCGACTCGACGTCCTTGGTAGCGACGGCGGCGCCGGCGCCCACGAGCAGGATCCTCACGGCGTCCACACCTCGGACACCTTGAGCGTCGTCGCCGTGACGTCCTGATTGGTGCTCGTCGTCATGTTGAGATACGCCACGACGACGGGCTGGTTGGGGTTCAGGTTCACCAAACCCGAGATGGTCGCCAGCCCATTGATAACCGGCGCGGTGAGCGCCACGTTGCCCGAGATGAGCACCTGTCCCTCGCCGGTATTGGTGGTCGTCGCGAGCTGGATGGTGGCCTCGACCTGGTAGGCACCCGCCACACGGCAGGTCAGACGGCCGGCGAATGAGAAATTCTTGGCCGGCGGCGCGATCGTGGCGTTGAGCTCGCGAATCAACCGCTGCTCGCCTGGCACGATGCCGGGCGCCGCCTCAAAGGTCACGGTGGCGTTGAGCTTCGCCGGCTCGTATGGGCAGTCGCAGCCGACGAGCTGCTGATGCTGGCGACGGATCGAGTCGACCATCTGCGCATGGTTGAGCGGTGGCGTGCCGGGCGCGATCAGATAGGTCGCATTCTTGACCTGGCCGTGCTTGCACAGCGCGCGGCCGTCCCACTGGATCGCCGAGGGTACAAGCTCGAACTTGAAGCTGATGTCGTTGCCGGCCCGGATGAGGATGTCGTCCAGGATCGGGTCGACGGGCAGTTGTTCGC